TTGCGGATGGACGGTGGTAGTTGTTGCTGCGCCTGGATTTGCCATGATAGTTACTCCTTGTGGTAAGTGTTAAGCGGCAACCCGGCAAGCAAGCTCGGGGTACAGCGGTGCCCAGCCGTAGAGAACGTCTACACGGGTTGGGATTGAATCATTATTTATTGTGTATTGCCTGACCACACGCATGGAAAGGCCCAGTTCCTTGTCAGCTGCACGGCCTGCAAAGTGAACCCCATCTGGCAACTCAAGGTCAGCGCAGGCCATCGTGAAGGCATTTTTGTGCATCACAATGTTTTGCGGAGTAACCGTGCCAGTGTTGTTGAACGGGGTTACCACTGCGGTGCCGCTGGTGCTGTTGACCACCACATTCTGGAATTGACCAGCAGTAATCACAGCAGGGCTGACGATCACAGAAGTCGTACCAGAGGTTGCAACCGTCACATCAGCCTGGACAACAAAACTACGCAGACGGTTAGAGCCGTAAGCTGCGCGATTCTGTGGGTTGGCTGCAAAGATGTTTGCAATGGTGATGGTGTCGCCTTGCTTGAGGCCAGCCGTAGCAGTGGTGGCGGTCAGAGCAATAGTGGACGTTGATGCCCAGCCGCTGGTCAGAAAGCCCGTTGCCGTGGTGGTAGCGCAAGCCAGGGTAGCAGTGGAGTAGCTTCCGAAGGTTTGGCTAACCACGTTCTGATCCATCTTCCACATCATGCCTGCGCTGTCCTTGCCCATCATGCCGCGCTCATATTGCTTGCTGATGGTGTTGGAAGGCACGAACAAGCCTTTTAAGCTGTCCACGATGGTTGCACCAGTAAATGGCTCAACAATGCAGGCCCGGCGTCCATCGCGTGGTGCGCCCTCAGAGTCCAGGTATGCGCCTGCCGTCAGGTAGGTGAGCAAGCTGGTAGGAACGGTGCCAGCAGTGCCGACAATGTTAGCAGTGGCGTTTTTAGCCATCACCAGACCATCACGGTCAATCTTGTTGGCAATAGCTGCAACGGCTGGTTTCAGCACTCGGTCGCTAAAGCGGTCAAGTGACAGTGCCAGGTCTTGACTAGTAAATTGTGTGTCGACATGGAACTGCGTTGACAAAGTTACTGGTACAGACGTTTCGTTGAAGTCTTCGACCGAAAGCGCTGGCCCCGTGGTGCCAACAAAACGTCCAGGGCGGCGAACATTCAGGGTCGCCCCAATCTTGGCCCCAGTAATCGCGAACTGATCGTCATAGTTACGCTCCACCTGTGAGGTAAATGTGAGCTCGTTTTCTAAAACCATCAATGCTTCATTAGTAATCATCGAGATGGTCAGCAAATTATTTGCCATGATATTTCCTTAAAAAATGGTTATCGAATTTGCCCATTGAGTCTACCTGCTTTCCAGGCTTGATAGCTGCCGTGAAACTGCCCATCAGCAGTCAATGCAACATCACGCCCGTTGGCGGCTGACCGAATAGGGGTAATCGGTGCGCTTGCTCTACTTCTCTGCACAACAGGCTTTGAGTCTTGTTTCTCAAACATAGCCTCTAACTTCCCAATTTGTCGCAGCTGTGCGGCTGGCGTCATCCCTTGCAGCTTTTCAACGAATTCGGGATTATCAGCAAGGTGATACAGCAGCTGTGGCCCAACATCTGACTCAAAGATGGCATCTCGCACTTCATTGACTACCGTCATGTCTGCGCTTTTTACCACTTGCTCAAAGTTCGGGATACTTGCTTTGGCTTGTGTGACCCGTTCTGACCAGGTGTTTAACACCTGCTCTTTCTCGGCTTGCACCTTTGCCTGTACCGCTTTCTGCTTTTCTTCCCCCAATCGCTGGTCAACCTTATAGTCTGTCAATGCCTTGGCATATTCAAACATATCGGTAAACTGGCTTGGGTCTGGTTCGGCTTCGCCCTTTGGCGCTTGCTGCCGTTCCATTTCCGCTAACCGCTGCTCAAGACTTACCCTGGCTTCGCGCTCCCGCATCGCTTCTTGCTTTGCTTCGTCACGGGCTTTGGTTACTGCCTCAAACCGCCGTTCAATCTTAGGTCGTCTTTTTTCCTCTGTTGTTTGCTGGTCTTCGCTGGCTGGTTCACTCTGACTGTCATCATCCTGCGGCTCTATTGTTTCAATAGCCTCGCGGGGCGGCTTGTCAGCTAAACCTAGCTTTTCAGCTTGGAATTCAGCTAAATTTTCGCTTGTGACCGTTGTGGCCTCAAGTCTTTTCTGCACTTCACTTATCGCTACTTCAGACATGGATTACTCCAAGGATTTGCCCCGTTACTACCCACGGGTCGGGTTTGGGCAATATTACCCGAAAACAAATGGTTTAGCAATTACTGCATTGGCTGAATCAATGGGTTGGCCCCTTCGCCAATGTCTTGAATTGCAAATTGGGCGTATGCAGCTTGCTCTTGGTTCATCTTTTCAATCTCCATCAGCAGCTGGTCAGGCGGCATCCTGGCAATTAACATTTTGACCAGTGCCTCAATCTCAGTCCTGTTTTGCGTGGTAACCCGGCGAATGTTCTCGTTATTTACTCTGGCCTCTGCCACAGTCTCGGTGTTGTGCGCCCGTGCGGTAACGTCCATCAGCTTGCGCCTGGTCTCGCCATCATCCCGCATCTTGGCAATCTGACCCCTGTTGTTTATCTCCAGCTGGGCGGCTTGCAATTGCTGCTGCATTTGCTGGAGTTGTTGCTGTTGCTGCGCCAATTGCATCTGCACCTGGGGCGGTATATCTGATTTCTCGTCAATCTGCGCCATCGGGTTTCTAGCCGCCAGACGGTCAGCAATCACATCAGCGCCTGGGAAGTCCATGTTTCTAAACACCAGGTCGCCAGCCAGGTCAAACAGTTCCTTGTTGCCTGTCAGCAGTGGCATCATGGCCTCAACAGCCTGCTGGCGCTTGCTTTGGAACCCTGGCCCAGTGTCCATCACAACGTCATACTCGCCAACCGTCACATCGTTCAGCACTTCGCCCACCGCGGTTTGCTCATTGATGGTGGTCATATCTGGCTGTCCATCGCTGCCAATAATCCGCATCACCCGCTGGGTGTCGTAAATCTTGGGTATCAAATCCAGCAGAATCTTGCCCGTATGCTTGATGCTGCGAGTCAGGTTGTCGTAAAAATGAAAGTTGCTCAGATCAGTCTGGCTCTGCTGGCCCTGGAGCGCTTTGCCGCTGATGTTGCCGCTTGGCAGCTGGTTGGGGTCTAGGATACCCAGCACCATCTGCAAATCCATGTTGATGGCACTGGCTGCGTCCATGATGCCTGCTGGGGGCGCTTCGGGCTGTAGGCGCACGGGCACCGGGGCTGGCTGGCCTTCTATGTCTTTCTGCTTGTAACGCAGCACGGGGCTGCTCTTGATGTTTGCCAGTGCCCATTCATTCTCATGGCCTTCGTCCTGGCCTTCAGCAAGCAGCCACTTGGCCTTGGGAGCCAGGGCAATGCTTTCAGTCATGCTGGTGCGCCAAAAGTTGTACATCCGCTGGGGGTCTTTGGCAAACCTCACCAGGCCATACTTCTTGCGCTTGTCGTCCACGATAACCTGGGCACCGTAGCAGGGCACGATGGGGATATATTTACCGTCCCAAGTCTTTTCCTCAAGAATCTCAAGCGCGGTCATCTTGCACCACTTCACTGCCCTGCGGAAACTCTCGCGGGTATCCACCACCGTCAATCCCGCGGCTGCTACACGCTCAAGGAATCGATCAGAGTCTGCAAACCCGCTGCTGCCATCACTCAACAGATACAGCTTGGCTTTCTCGCGGGTCACATGGAAGTATTCCGCAATCCGAATATCCTCTTTAGTCACCCAGCTTGCGGAATTGTCGCCCGTACTGCGGTGCGTGAAGTTGGCCCCATCGTCGGCATCTGGGTACATTTCCTTGAAAATGGTCTTGCTTAACAGTGTTGTAACAAGGCAACGCTCGGCATCTGAACCGTCAGGACGTACGCTGTTTGGGTCAAAGTAGACCGTAAACGGGTTGTCAATGGCATCAATATAGATTTCCTGGTCAAAAGAATCTTCGCTGACATACTTGGTATTGATGCGCCAGTAACCCCAGCCCATTCGCACGGCATAGTCAAAAGCGGTGTCGTAAGCGGTGTCGGCGTTGCTGTTGACCTCTATGTGACGGGTAATGCCTTCCAGCACCTGGGCAATCTTGTAGTCTGCCAGGTTGTTGACAGGATGCACCTTGATGCGGGGGCGCTGCATACGCTGCTGGTTAGTCACCTGGCGCACATAGGCATCAATCTTGTTGATGGTCAGGCACGGCCTAGCTTCAAGGTTCCTGCTGTTTTGGATTTCCACAGGCCACTGGTCACCAGCTGCAAACCGAATGTCTTGCAGGGCTTCGCTGCGGTTAGTGCTGTCGCTGTCGTTCACTAGCTGCCAAAACTTAATGGCTTCGTCAATGCGTGGGTCATTCATGGTCAATCCTCAATTCATCCAGGAGCCTGCGGCCTCGGCAACTGGCTTGGGTTTGCGCTTGTGCGGTTCCCGAATCATAAGCCCAATGTATCTAAAGGCATCAGCGCCGTGGCTGTAGTGGTCGTGCAGGGGGTTGCGGCTGAATTGCCCGGTGTCTGGGTCTACCTCATATCGGTAATGGCGCAAGCAGGCCAGCCCATCAGCTGCGTGTTCCCTATCAAAATAACAGTTGCTGAATATTGTCCTAGCAGCGTTAATACTGTCCACTACAGGCACTCGGGGCAATATTTGGGTCTTGTAGCCTGCTGCCCTCACAATATCGTCAATGCTGCGCCCAGCTGCTGCCAGCGTCTTGTTCTCGGCATCGTGCGGGAGCCAAACAGTATCGTAGTGGTAGCCGTAGGTCTGCATGGTTGCCAAGTAAAAGCTGATGGTCTGCTGGCTGTCCTCAATGTACCGAATCAGCCTGGTTTCCATGCCAACAAACTGAAGAAACCAAATAGCAGTGGAGTCAGACCATCCCAGGTCAAACACACAGTGAACAGGCTTTGTGGCATCAAATGGCACCCGGCAGATGCGCCCATCTAACTCGGCCTGCTGCATTTCCTTGGCAAAAATGGCACCGTCTACCGTCTGGCGGCACAACCCTTCCCAGACCTGGTTGTAGGCTTCTTCGTCCCTTTCCTTGAGCGCATCTTTCTCCAGGCGCAGTGTCTCCGGAAACCAGGGGTTATCTGACCAGTTGACCTTAATCTGGATGCAGTCATCAGGCGGCAGCAGCACAAAGCGCTTGTAAGTCTCGTCCGTTTCCAACTCGGGGTTAAAGCTGACCCATATCTCGCTGGCCTCTTTGCGGATGGTTGGTATCAACACGTTCCAGGACAAGCGGCTGACCGTCTGCGCTTCTTCCACCCAGCAAATGTCTACGCCCTCAAATGACTTGATGTTGCTGATGTTGTTTTTCAGACCAGCAAAGGCAAACTCAGTGCCGTTGGAGCCTCGGATACTTGCTTGGGTGATCTCGTAGAAACTGTGCAGGCCCAATGCCTCAATCTGGTCGCACAACAGCTTGTGGACGCTATCCCTGATGCTGGTCTGGAACTCACGGGCGCACAGTATGCGGGTTGGCTGCTTGGCCCCTTTAATCAGCAATGCCCTGGCTATCCCCCAAGACTTAGCCCCGCCCCTGCCGCCGTAGCAAACCTTGTAGCGGCTGCGCTGGAACAGGCTTTGCAGCTTGAGTGGGAACTCGGCCTTGGCGTCAGTCATTCGGCTTGACAAAGGTCACCTGGATGCCCTGGAGCGCTTCCCCGTCCTTGCCCGTGATCTCTTGCTTGACTGTCTCGGCCCACCGCAGCTGGGTCTTTGTCCACCAGATCAGTGCCGTGGTGTCGCCGCTTGTTGCCTTGTCAAACAGTGTCCTGGCTATCTGCCCATTGGCCTTGGCCTTGCCCATGTCTAACTCAGCGCGGTAGTGCTTGCGTAGCGTTTTGTCGTCTATGCCAACCAGGATAGCTATCTGCTCATGAGGCAAGCCTAACCCGCTGGTGTTCTCAACCAGGCGTTGCATTTTGGCAGTTGGTTCGTGTTCTACCATTTTATAAAGGGGAAATCATATCAATTGCAGCATTTTATGCTTCAAATCTTCTCAATCAAAGCATAAATGACTAAAACTAAAATAACAACCAGAATAATTTTGAACATTCACTTTTTTGGTTTAGCGTCTTTAGCTGCTTCACGCTTAACTGCATACGCAATTGCCACTGCCTGCTTGACAGGCTTACCTGCTGCTACTTCCTTGGCAATGTTCTTGCTCATGGCCTTGGAGCTTGGTGACTTGATTAGGGGCATTTGCTGTCCTCAAATTGTTGTTGACGTTTAGCTGGCTAAACTATACAATGTGGAAATGACACTATCGCCAATCGTCAACACAGACGTAAAAATTCCAGCCAAGATGCTTGAAGCCCTCACTTTGCATGAGATGCGGTGCGTTGTTACTGGCGTTGAGTCTGTTACCCAAGAATCCGTAAAAGCATTCCTGACTGACAGATTTGGGGAAAAGATGGCAAACAATTTTAAACCTAAATTCTTGTTCAATAGCCAAGCTGTTTAAGCAACTTGTTGGTAATCACGCCAGCATAAGGTTTCATTGAGATCGATCTCATATCGGCATCACTGGGCATCCTTGGATCAGCAATGTTCCGTGCTTTGACGTATTCGGGCAACATTTCAAAAATGCTGGTATCTTGATTCACAGTGCCAATGCCTCGGCCTGGTATGCCACTTGGGTAAGCAGGATGACCAGATTCTGT